CTTTGCTTGCAAGCTCATCCATTTCTTGATCGCTTGCTTCAAGTCCGCGAACCTGTGGCAGTGCTGCTTGAACTTTGTCAAGCTCGCTAAGTGCATTTTGCATAGCAGGCATGTTTTCAGGCGTAGGCTCAGGAACGTTGTCTGGCTTTACTTCGTTGGCCAAACCGTCGTCAACTGAATCTGTTGGTAAGTCAAATAATTCTTCGAGTTTTCTTGTCATACGGATATTTACCGGCGTTTACCGCCTTGACGGAAGATATCGTCCTCAGTGATAACACGAAACTTCAATCCGTTCCGGGCGCACCACTTGCTGGCAGCATCCCACTTGGCGTAGTTGATTGCAACAATGGCTTTGTCTCTGTTTGACGCTTTGCTTTCCAGTATACTTTGTTTTTTAGGCTTTATTTCAATCAACTCAGTGATAACTTGATTGTGTCTATTTTTATACTGTATAAGAAAGTCTGGAATATAACGTGTGGGTTTGCCTGTTAGTGGATGTCTGTATGGAATAACAAGACTTTCACTGGCCCAACTTACAATGTTGTCGTTGCTGTCGCAAAAACGCATAAAAGCAAGTTCCCAGCCGCTGCGATACTTAGGTGCACCTTTGCCTGCATACTTCGCTTGATTTAAAACTGTGTAATACCCTTGCTGATAGTTATTAGCCATGGGTCACCTATATATAGACGTTGCGGGCTGCGAATTGATTTGGGGTTGCTGTGGTTTTTATTCCAAGTAGTGTACTGTTACTTCGTAGATTGTTTAGATAGTACGCAAGTGTTGCAGTTATCTGCACTTGGTTTTGATTGCTCAGTTCATTTAACAGTGTTTCAACCGGTATTCCTGAATCTTCACTAATGGAAAACACTGATAGTGTAAAGTTCTTAGCTGCTAACTGGTCAGCAAAAATACTACTAAAGAAACTTAGCACATTGTCATAGATGTTAGCATCAATTACAAGTTCACGCTTGTAAAATTCATCAAACACTCGAACAGTTGGATCAGTGTTGGGATTTACATAGTTTACAGTTGCCATATTATTGAACCTTGGTCTGACTTGGTACTGTTAGTGGGCCGCCAGTAGTAGTAGCGGTTGCTGATTTTAGTGTTGCTGGTGCAGCTACACCAACTGACTGCTGAACCGGCTGGTTTGGAAATAGTGCGCCTCTTGCCGCGCCTGGCAAATCTTGTTTGATGGTGTTGCGCAGTGCGTCTCTTGATTCTGTTCTTAATATTGATTGCAAATCTCTACCCTTAAATGTTTGATATGCTGTACCGCCTTTTTGTATTGCGCCAACAACACCAGCTAGGTTACCAGCACTTAGATCAGTGACAATCCCTGCGGCAGCGTCAATGAGTCCGCCATTGCCAAATATAGTGCCTGCACTTCCCGGTCTTGACAACGGTGACTGCACCGTATCATAGCTGCCAGGATTGGCAAAGCTAGGTATGCCTCCATCTGGTTTGCTGCCTGTTAGCGCACCATTATAATACTTAACTGTTTCATAATCAAAGGTAAAAGTATTTTGCATGATGCCAGCACCTTCGGTGTAGTTGTAGGTATCATGTTCAAATGAGCTGATAATCGGGTTAATCAGTGTGTATGCTGCCCATTTGTGATCGTCGAAGCCAAAGATTGTGATGTCACGGAAAAACGCAGGTTTGCCATTTCTGGCTCCATCTGTGTAGCTTTCGCCAATGTAGCCCCAGTCATTAATTTCTCTGTCTTGAGTATAGATGTCTCTGAAGTTGTATGGATATGCAGCGCCAGGATCAACACCTTGTGCATTTTGTCCCATACTGCCGTTGGTTACCGCAGCGTCCCAGTACTTTTGGCTTGCATCTTTGTAGTAATATGCATAGTAGTTGTACCACATCGCTCGTGCTAGGTCACTGGAATCATCATGCATGATACAAGTAATAGGATCATATTCAATTTGTGTTTGAACTTTGCGTTTTCTATTGTACTGATTCATGGTTTCAACACTAAACTTGTAGCTAGGAAGTTTAACTTCTTTTACTAACAAACTTAGGTTGTCCAAGTCTTGTGTTTGAAATACGTTACGCAACTGTGGAATTTGTTGCACATTCAAGTTGAATACAACATGAAAGAGAAATTTCCTACGCGGAGCAAGCGCACCGTTATCGCTACGGAACGTCTTGCTAGCATGCGTATAGTCTTTTAGGAAATCGCTGCCAAAGAATCCTTTGAGAAAGTCTTCACCGAAGGCCATAAGTTACTCCTTATTAGCCAGTTACAACGTCGCCTAGTGTTCTTCCTACAGTAGAGCCAATGCCTGTGCCAAGTGGTGTTTGAACAGCGTTGTCAAATCTCATTGTGATTTCGATAGTTGCTGGATCGTTTGAACCATAATCTAAATCACCATAGTTAGCAGTTACCAAGAAGCAACCATACAGTTCCCATGTCTCAAGTACAACTGGTGCGCTAGTGCCATTGCCACCATCAAGTACTTCACAACGTGTGGTAAACTTGTAATCAATACCAGAACTAGCTGAAGCCTGTTCCATGGTATCCATTTGTTTCTGTAGTTGCTCACCAATAAGTCTAGCAACATGGCCGCCCGCATCGTCACGGAAGGTTGCTGTTGTAGTATCCCAAGTCTGGCGACCTGCTAGGTAGATACGACTATTATAAATTGGAATTTCAATTTCTTCAAAGTTAATCGTTGGACGATTAAACGTCATTACCTGTTTTGTAAGTTCTGTTCTAGGTGTTGTTACACCAAGATTTTCAAATACCACACGGTAGCGGTATTTTAGTTTTGGCATTAACAGACCTTGGGTTGGACTACTCTGGTCACTGGCCAAAGGCACTGTCATTCTTGTTAGCGATGATACGGCCATGTTATAATTCTCCTATTACAATAGTTATTTATCTAAAATCAGCCACAAAAAAATGAGGCCAAAACCTCATTTTTCTGTATTTAAAGTAGTTTAAACTGCGGCTGAGCTTGCTACGTTACCAGCAGCAATTTCGCCTGTGTTCTTGATTCTAACTGGAATATAGATGAATTCAACAGCTTTGACTGGCTCGATAGCAACATCAACGTACAGTTCGTTTCTGTCAATTCTAGCCGGTGTGTTGTTTGATTCATCACACACTACCAAGTAATCATATAGTCCGCGCTTGGCTACAAGATCAATCATCAAGCTCTCAACTGAGTTCTTGATTTCATCACGTGTGGTTTGATCGTTTGGTTCAAACACAAAGTTCTTGCCAATAACTTCAAGTCTGCCACGAATGAATGCAACAAGTCTTGCAACGTTGATTCTATCAAGTGAGCTCTGTGTGTATGTTGTCTTGTTACCATAGTTGAGAATGCCACTACCCGGAATGAATGTAATTGGGTTGATGCTGTTCTCATACAGTGTATCACGTAGACCTTGGCGAATTGCTGTTTGTACAAACTCACCTGTCTGTGCGTTAACATAACCTAGCTGACTGGCGTTGTCTACTGTACCACGGCGTGTACCTGCTGGTGCCAACCATGGATAAGCAACATCGTCTGAACGTACAACTGTTCTCAACATCATGTGTGATGGTGGAGCAACCACTGTAGCACCGCTTAGGTCAGTTGTTTGACAACTTGGATAGAATACACCAAAGTATGGATCTGCTGTCGTTAAGCCATCACCGTCTGCATTGGTTGCCCAGTTAACAATGTCTGTGCCATTGTCTGCTAGACGCATTGGTGTGTCGCCAATTACAAACGCTGTGTTGTTGCGCTCGTTGTTCAGTGCTACCATGTTGTTTGCAAGTTCTGGATAGTTAGGAGTTGCAATCAAGTTGTACTGACGCTGCTCTTCACGAAGCTCTTGTGAGCCATCAATACTGGCTTTCATTGCAGCAACAACAATTGCTCTTACTGCTTTACGTCCTGCATACATAGCACCATTTGATTGGTTACCACTTGCTGTTACCCATGCATCAGTTACTGTTGGCAGTGGGCCATATGTACTTGCTGGGAAGTCTGCACTGTTAAAGTAATTAACCTGGAAGCTCTTTACGTTGAATCCAGAGCGTCTTGTGTTCCAAACCAATGTGCCTTCTGGATATAGCGTAGGGTCTGGTTTATCTAAATCAACATAGTCACTAGTTAACAAACTAACAATAGTTGGAACGTCGTCTGTGATCGGATCAGTTGTTCCGTTACCAGCCCAACGTACATCAGCAAACAGTATACCATTCTGTGTTGTTTGATCTGAATTATCAATTAACACCCATTGATCAACTGAGTCAACACTCTGCCATCTGTAAAGGATAGGATAGTTGTCCAGATCTGCTGTGCTTAACCAAAGATCACCATATACCAATGCACTGTCATCGCTTTGCTTTGTAGGAGCACTTGCAGCAACAATTGGACCATTTGGAGAAGTTGTTGTTAGATCGTAGCCACGAATATCGCTGCTTACATTCTGATAACCTTTCCATGTGCCACCACTTTGAATCATGATATCAGCTTGGTCAGTTGCACTGTAGTACCAGTATGTTCCGTCTGCTGGATCAATACTTGGTGCTGTTGCACTTGCAGTGTAAACTGGTGTTGAACCATAACCTAGTGGGATCCAGTTACTGAGGATTACATCACTGTCGTTACCTGCTCTGACTTGACCAGTTGTAACTGCGGTTGTAATGCCTGCGTCTGCTACTGGTGTACCACTTGTGTCTTTGAGTACAATGTTACCGCCTAGTGTGTGTT